TAGGTTTTCCTTCCTTTCTCCAGCATGTTCCCGCAGTGCAAATTGAATGCGCCGCTTTCTATATCGGCGAGTAACGGAAGCAATTACAGTAGGGTCACTAGATGTAAAGACTCCGAGATTCGCCGCTAAAGCTAGCGGCGCTGAATTAACCTTAATGAAGGCAGCAACGGCCGTTCCGCCACCCAAGGCGAACACCAAACCAGCTCCCGTCAAACCGACTAAAACCCACGCGACATAATAACCATAGGTAGTCGGTGCTGTCGGAACGTTAAAGTGCTCGTTGTTCTGTAATATCTCTCCAGTCTCAGTAACAGTCATTGAAGCCATAGCTCCAGTGCAATTAAAGTGAACGGAAATATTATACAGACCAGCCTGCACAAACGTGATAGCATTACTACCTAGGGTTATAAAGTCGGAGGCGCCCCAAAGAGCTTTCGAAGGTACTCCAGAGAAGGGATTCGTTGGAGTCCCCGCTGCTGAAGTATTGAAATTCACACCGGCACCAACATCCAAAACATTCATCTTAGGATTGAAGAGTTCCACCTCATAATCAACTAGTAGCTCACCAACAAAGATATTGGCTGTAGAGCCAAGTACCACGAAGGTGAACTTACCAACGTCATAGAGTTGCAATTCATCATCAGAAGCAATGTCCCCAGTGCGTATGAAATATTTCTTCATGTAATCTCCTCTCCCAAGGAGACAATCATGAGTCATATCCAACCACGCACTGGTCGATTTGGTGCCCGCATAGGCGTACATCTCTTCCTTGGAGGCGAAATCTGCGTCGTTGGAATCGAGTTGAGTGCTATAATAAATAGTTGCATTAGTACTCGTACCGACACGAGGTCTGTAACGGAATTGCAACTTCTTAAATCTGTACTGCTCATATCCAGCGGCCATATTTCCCAACCAGGGAAAAGAAGTAATTAGTCCAGGATTAATCTGATAAACCTGCACTGTGGGATCTACGTTAAAAGCAGTTAAGGATAGTAGGTCGTCTAAATATTCAGTATGCTTAACCACAACGCCTTTGCCTCCATTAATCTGCGGCTGACCAACTGTTATAATCGAACTATAACTAGCTGGAGCCGCATGTTTCACTTCAGGCTTCGGCATGTGCTTCTGCACTTGTACTTGTCTCTCCTTCTTTCCTTGCTTCTTCTTCTGCATGCTTTGAGGATCCCCACCCGATCCTCTGGAGAACGTTCAAGCACGGTTGCAGATGCGGACTGTGTCGCATGACGAATCGAAACTGACCCAAAAGTGACTCGAAATCTTGAGTTGCATGCAGCAACCGATAGAAGGTTCGCGACCAATTCACTGGTTCCCCAGTTACTCCTGTCGCCCCTTTCCTAATCTTCGTACTACAAAACTCAAAACCCTCCTCACATGGTTCAAATGTCTTCACCAAGTGACCCAACTCCTCATATGCTCGCTTTGCCCCCGCAACTCCAACTTCCACACTGTCATCTCCCATTGCCATAATCTCGTCGGATCCAACTAAGTATCCGAGCATGACTCTGCATCGTGAGTTGCCAGCGCTAGTGTTGTAGCTGCCAGAGCACCGCTTTCCCGGCACTGTTTGTGCAATCAAACTACCATCAGACAACATGAACAAAGAATTGGCTTCACACCAAACCCTAGCCCGCATCGCCCTATGGTATAACGTCCCTACCATGCCCGCGAGTTCCGCGCGGGCATCAACCTCCCAAAGCATTTCCCAAGCTTGTAAACCAAAATCCCATCCGGATATATCAGCTTCGAACTTTTGTCCAGTCCAGCCGCTGACACCATCCCAAATCTTACACAGACTATCGTCATCTAATCCCATACCAGGCTTGGACGGGATTCTATGCCAATTATCTATTTCGGACTTGTTTTGTTGGGTTAATAGGATACGCTCAATAATTTGGTCGATTAAAGACACACTTGAAATCAATCGCATACGCCCCTGTCGAACTTTGAGTGCGTTATGTGGTTCATTCTTCACAAAAATACGAACCGGATCAACGGCACCGCTTTGAACAAGCTGCACCGCATTCATCGTTTCTATATCCTTATGAAAAGTTAGCACCAACAAACGCTCCCAAACTGCTTCTTTAAGGGAATCAGGATATTTGTCTAATACCGAAGCATTATCCACACAACCTAATCCCATAAAGGGCATCCCGGGAGATGAATCCCGGTTAACGTCTGACAAGACCGACGGATAAAACAAGTCGAATCCCGCCCGAGACAAACCAACCTTACCTTCCACCTGTATAAATACAGGGAGGGGTTTGGTATGGGGATACTCGCGCATGATCCGATCTGTGACTTTCCTCAAAACCTCCTTATTTGGCTCTTTACCAGCGACGAACCTATTAGCTTGGAAGAGTAAACTCCCTAGCTCTGTTTTGGCATCTCGAATAGGCCAACGCCATTCAAAGAGATCCTCAACCATGTCGGTAGACCACCCAAGCTCTTCACGATCGATTTCACCTGTTTCTTTGTGAGATAACAGTTGACGAACATCGCGATAAAACTTGGTGGTTTTCTTTGACTTGGCTGGAGGAGCTTTTGTTTGGCTACGTCCAATTCGAGCAAGGCCCAACCCCTCTGAGAGATAATATCCACCATCCTCAAAGGTATAGGCTCCGACACTGAAGACCCACTCGAGAGTTTCACATCGGGCTGGGATTTTACCGGAGCTTCCCAAACTCCACGTGCGTTTTCCGAGACAGATAATAGAGAATGTTTCTTGTCTTCTCCATCATCACCGAAAGTCATCGGCTCTTGCGAGCCTGACTCCAACTTTCGCTCAACCTTTGGCTTAGGTATCCACGCGGGGACCTTTGGTGGGATCGGGGTTTTACTAATCTTATGGTCCTTACGGTCCAAAATAGGAGCAAAACCAGCCGGTGGCACCACCATAGGCACTACGCGCTGTTTCTGTTGTTTCTTCGCCTCTTGTTTCTTCTCGGAGGTCTTCACCTCTGCGGCAACCTGAAGTCTCTCACTAAGATTTGCCAGGTTACGAAGGCCAACTTGACCAACCGTCCAGGGAGAATTAGCAACAATGAGTTGTTTAAACTCATTTATACTAACCCCGGAGAGCTTTTCTAGTTCGCCTTCTTTCTCCAACATCTCTTGTTGTCTGGCTTCAGGTTTTGCCTTCACGTCGTCCCATTGTTCTGCATCAACAGACAGTGCCTCAACGAGAGACAAGACACGGGGATGGTCATCAGTAATCGTATCAGCCCATCGATCATACGCAACTTGACTACGGTATACCGGTCTCACATCAGCTAACAACATCCACTTAGCTTTATCAATCATCGTACGAAAGTACAAGGGTCGATCTTGCTCATTGGATCTTGCTACTATAGAAACCTGCTCTGCCTCATCAGCTGCGGATTCGACTTGCTCAGTTAATGTTCTTTGATCAACCCCATGTCTTGCCGCCTCTCCAGCATCATCTAAAATCGAGGTAGCTTGCTCCTCCGTAATGAGATCGTCAGTAACGCGCGACTGGATATCACGAATGATACTCATCGGCAACTTACGCTCTCCTCCGGAGATAGCAAACGTCCTAGGTTTTCCTTCACGCCGAGATCCGCTGTGGATTTTATACTTCAGAAGCTTTCCCTTGCTATCACGTTCATGATAAGCCAGGTCATATTCCATTGCATCATCCTCAGCATACTTCGATTTGAAGTGTTCTGCATCACGAATTAAGTCGGCGTCGGACATCTCTTTCAAGTAGTCACTAGCAACCGTATCGGATTCCACCACACGTCGCGTTCGGTTCAGAAGTGGGGCTACACAAACTCCATAGTTCTTTCCCCCCAAGTTGCCCTGATGGATTGCATATACTAATCCACCAAGGCATATAGGACTACCGGACCAAGTTGGAACTGTAGAGCACTCATGATAAATCGTAAGCGGTACTTCTACACCAAACCTAATCCGGCCCGAGGACTCGTAATACATGCCGTCCTTCGGACCACTAACTCTAACTACCTGCTGCTCATTAACTATGCGCTCAGCGAACTTCAAAGATTTAACTTTAAGAGTTGAATAAACAAATTGTGGCAAATCAACGGCGACAAAGTCTAGATCATCATCACTAAACTCCGACATCATTGCTACCATATCATCTGTTAACTTAACCTCAATTTCTATTCCATCATGTTCGATTTTCACACAATCAACAAGCTTATCATCATGACCCAACACATGTAGTGCCGTCCACAAATAGGGCTTACGAACACCCCCAATAGTTGCAACAGCAACAAATCCAGATGCCTGGGCATGTGCGTGTGTCAAGCGGACTACTCCGGTTGGCCAACGCCCAAGCCTCTGCATTTTGGACCCCGTCATCATCGCTTCTTGTACCTTACCCGGTAATTGTTTGGATAAGATAGGAAGCAACAATGCCGCCATGGGATTCGTAACCTCAATGTGTACAACTTCACCACGATGTTGAATCACTAAATAAGGGTCGTTAAAATTAGATGTGTCCCACACACCCTTAACGCGTGCGATCACAGGTCTCACAGTGTAACTAACAAAGTACCACTGGAATATTGCACCCCGTGACCACGCTACAAGCGCACACACCATACCATTAACTAAGAAGAAGACTCGCCAGGCAAAGCCTGACCATTCTCCCGCATAACTAAGGAACAGTAGCACACACACTCCCCACGAGCATAGTCCATACACACACCGTTTCCACAGTGAGTGTACGACATTCTCGTAAGTTTGAGGATTCACCAAGGCCTTGTAGCGCGTAAGGCCCAGCAAGCTTTCTACCGCAGCGGTCTTGCATCCCGCCAAAACATCCGTAATCAATAATTTAACATCTACATAAAGAATATATAGATGATACATTAATAACATGATGAAGGCCAGTATTGCCGTCACCACAAGCCACCCGCCTCCCACTGAGGAAGTGCGGATTGCCCACGTACCAAACATTGCCACGAATTTCGGCACGCACTTAAGCACATACCAAAACCCGTCCAGAACATACCAAGAAGTATTAATCATAG